AAGTGGTCTATGAGATACCATACAGGAATTTAGTATTAATGCAGCGTGACAAGCTCCATACAGTTACCGGTACCAAGGTTACAAAGGTGAAGGGTAAGGACATGGCTTCACGCAGAAGAAGAAACAAGAAATAGATATGGCTACACTATACTTTAAAGTCAGTTCTGACTGGGAGCAGGTTGTCAAGCTGAGACAGGAATGTGAGAGACTGGAAGCCCAGCTAAAGAAGATGGACGTAAACAAGTCTCCGGCAGCAGCCAAGGCTTTAGAAACGCAACTAGCATCCACCCGTCAGCAAATGATGGGGCTGGTGACCGAGGCGGCTAAGACAGGGGCTGTAATGGAGAAAGACTTTAAGTCCAATATTTACAATGCCTCACAATCTGTAAATGATTTTACTCAAAAAATTATTGACCAGAAAAGAGTTGTCAAAGACGTAGAACATGATGTTAAGCGGTTGGGCAATGCTTATAAAACAGCTTTAAAAAGAAATCCGACGGGAGCTGCAGGCTTATTATCAGAATACCAATCTGCAAAGAAGACTCTCGATGAAGAAAGAGCTACTTTATTTGGTTTGACTCAACAGCAGGCTGAAGCCCGTCTTTCAGTAAAGAGACTGAAGGATGAATATGCAGCCTTTAAGGAAGAAGCCGGCGAAACGGTCGAAGCAAATGAAAAGATGTCCGTTTCCTTAACCAAAGTACTTGGTGTAATAGGTGGAGTAACTGCCTTGAAAAACTTTGTCACAGAACTTGTCAATGTACGAGGACAATTCCAGCAGCTTGAAATTTCTTTTTCAACCATGCTGAAAAGTAAGGAAAAAGCAGATAAACTGATGTCGGAACTGGTGGATATTGCCGCAAAGACACCTTTCGACCTTCAAGGGGTGGCATCATCTGCCAAGCAAATGATTGCTTACGGCTCGTCAGCTGAGAATGTGGGTAATGAGCTTGTAATGTTGGGAAATGTAGCCGCCGGTGTTGGCTCCCAGCTTAGTGAAATAGCCTATCTCTATGGCACATTAAGGACACAAGGAAGGGCCTATGCTGTCGATATTCGTCAGTTTGCAGGACGTGGTATTCCTATCTACGAGGAACTGGCAAAAGTGCTTGGTGTGACAAAAGATGAAGTTTCAGGTTTAGTAAAGGAAGGCAAGGTAGGATTTAAAGAAGTAGAACAGGCCTTTAAAAATATGACTGGTGAATCAGGAATCTATTATAACCTGATGCAAGAACAGTCTAAGTCTCTTACAGGGCAGTTGAGTAACCTTGGAGATGCTTGGGATACAATGTTGAATAAGATTGGGAAAGATACTCAGGGAATTGCTTCTGCAGGTATTTCAGGATTGAAAGGTCTTATTGAGAACTATGAAACTGTTGGTAAGATTTTGATAGGACTGATTGCTACATACGGGACATACAAAACCGCTCTTATTGTAGTGCGAATAGCTCAGGATACATTAACGGCCAGAATGGAACTTGCAATCTTGGTTACCAAAGCTCAAATGATAGCACAAAAGGCTTTGAATACGGTTATGAAAGCCAACCCGTATGTCCTGGTAGCTACGGTTCTTGCCGGGCTTGTTGCTACAATGTGGGCCTTTCATGACAGCACAACCGCATCGGAAAAGGCACAACAAAAATTCAATGAAGAACAAAAGAATTTTGCGAATCAGGAAGAGGAACGCAAGAAAAAGATAGAAGAGCTGATACGCGTTATCCAAGATGAGACAGAAACCGAGTTTTCAAAGATAAAGGCCTATGAGGAACTGCAAAGGTATTCTCCTGCACTTTCTTCTGCTTATACCCGTGAACAACTGGCTGTACTCAATCTTGCAGAAGCAAATAAAGAACTGAATAAGGAACGAGACAAGAACAGTTATGAAAACATACTAAAGAATATTCAACAATGGGAGGAGAAAATAAAATCATTAAATGCCTCGTTAAAAAATGCGGGGCAAGGTGCCCCATTAATCGCTTCACAAATAGAATCAGCAAAAGCAAATCTTAACAAATGGAAATCAGCCCTGAGCGAATATAATCGACTGAAAAAGGAAACAGAGGAAAACTCGAAACCTGTAGAAGTCAAGCTGATGGAAGCAAGAAGTAATCGTGAACAGATTATACGCGAATACAATATAGCAAGACAAATATTGCAGGAAGAGCAAGAAAAAATTAAGAATTTTCCTTTTGCAACAATTCCTATTGACGTTCAAATACGGTTCAATAATGCGCAAGCAGCGCTAAAAGGGATTGACGGCACTATATCTGGCCTGGAATCGCAAAGGGAAGCATCGGAAAAGACGTATCAGCAAGCATATAAAGAAGCAAAAGCTGTTTACGAAGCAAAATTAAAGGCTGTAGAGGATGCTAAAAAAGGCACTGAATCTGCTTATAAGAAAGCTGTAGAAGAGTTGGAAGCAGCAGAAAAATCATATAAATCGCTCGGTGGTGTAACGGGAGACACTCTAACCAAACAAGAGAATCAGGCAAAGAAAGATGCCGAGCGACAAAAGAAAGAGCAGCAACAGGTTGCAGAAGAACTCCTTCAGCTTCGCAGAACCAATCAACAGAACGAAATTAACCTGATGGAAGAAGGTTCTGAAAAGAAGCGCAGACAGATTGAACTGGATTACCAGCGAGAAATCGATGAAATTAGGAAACAGCGCAAAAAATGGGAAGATGCGCAAGGAGGAAAGCTTACGTCTGAACAGCGGGAAGTATTAGGAAGTCGTGCGTCTAATGCCATGCAGTCACGTGAAAAAGGGCTGGCCGAAATTACGAAAGCCGAATATCAGGCTGCAATCGAGGCTAATGAACGCTACCTGAAAAGCTATGGTACATTTATGCAGAAACGTAATGCAATCATAGCTGAGTACACCCGTAAAATCTCGGAGGCTGCTACTCAGGGAGACAAGGACATACTCCAGAAAGAAATGGATAAAGCTCTCTCCTCTCTTGATCTTGAGAAGCTGAAACAGGGAATCAATTGGGAACTTATCTTCGGTGACTTGGACAAGGTATCCAAAGAATCCTTGAACAAGGTAAAGCAGCAGCTTAGGGATTTCAAGAACTCCGAAGAATACAAGAATATGGCTGTTGACCAGAAGAAGGTCATTGACGAGGCGTTAAGCAACATCCAGTCAACTCTTATCGACAAAGGAGGATTGCTGGCCGACCTACCCGAACAGTTAAGCGAATTGGCCAAGGCACAGGAAGAACTGTCACAAGCTCAGGAGGAATACAACGAAGCCATGAGAAGCGGAACAGATGAACAGAAAGAAGCGGCCACGAAGAAACTGAATGATGCCCAGAAAAGACAGCAGAACGCTCAGGTCAATGTACAAAAGTCGACAGATAAAACGACAAGCAACCTTGTCACATTGTCGAACGTCATTACCCAGCTTGGTTCAAATTCTGAAATTTCACTCTCTCAGGTCGGTGATTTGGCCGGAAATATAGTAGACATATTTGCAGAAGAGAGCGAGAAACTTGGAGGTATAATTGGAGCTGCATTTTCTCTTTTAGATGCTATCGGGACACAGGGGCTGGATGGTTTCGTAGGTAACATATTCAGTAGTGTCTTTAAGTCTGTAGGTGGAATATGGGATACTTTGACTTTCGGCGGATTCAGCAAACTCTTCGGTATTGGAGGAAACGAAAAAGAAGTGCAGGATACCATCAACAGACTCACGGACAGAAACGAAAAGTTGCAGTCTGCCATCGAATCCCTTACGGAAGAAATGAAGTCCAGCAAGGGAAGCGAGAAATCCGTAGCAGAGTACAATAAAGCCATCAAGTATCAGGAGGAATACAACAAGAATGTCCTTGCAAAAGCGCAGGCAAATGCTGGCTATCACAGCAGCCATCATAGCTGGGCCTATTACATGGGCTGGTCGGAAAGTGACATACAATGGATTCGGGAAAATGTCATGGCAGAGTTCACAGGTACAGATTCCTTGTGGCAGATGTCTCCGGAGCAGATGGACTTATTACGTCAGAATGTAGACTTGTGGCAGAAAATGGCCGATTCAGGAAAAGGAGGCTATGGAAATGCTGTCGTTGATGCACTAGATGAATATGCAGATCTGGCCGGAAACCTCGAAGAACTGAAAGAGGGACTTTTCGAACAGCTTACCGGAATAAGTTTTGATTCCATGTATGATAGTTTCATCGATACCCTTATGGATATGGATGCATCGGCGGAAGATTTTGCGGATAACCTATCCGAATACTTTATGCGTGCCATGCTTTCAGATAAAATCGGTAACATGTACAGCCAGAAGCTGGAAGACTGGTGGAACAGATTCGGTGAAAGTATGAAGGACGGAAACCTGAGTGAGAGTGAACGCAATTCACTCCAAAACGAATATATGGGGTACGTGAATGAGGCATTGAAACTACGGGATGAACTTGCCGCAGCTACCGGATACGACAAGGCTGGCAGCAGTTCCCAGCAGTCGGCTTCCAGCCGCGGATTCGGTACAGAAATGACGCACGAGGATGCCGGGGAACTGAGCGGGCGGTTTACAGCCGTGTATGAGTCCAATCTTCGTATTGAGACGGCAGAACAGCAGCAAACGGTAGCCATTACCGAACTGCGAGGCTCCATCGGTTCCTTGACATCACAAGTAACCGGTCTGTACAACATCGCCGACGAGACACGTACCATCCTGGCCAATTCCTATCTGGAGTTACAGCAAATCAGAGAGAATACTGAAAACTCAGCCAAATACTTGAAAGATATTAAGGCAGATATTTCAGAAGTGAAACGTAATACAGCAAGATTATGACAGGAGATTTATTTATTAACGGGAAGGATGCCTGGAGCACATGGGGTGTCCGCATGGGTGACGGTTTTCTCGATGCTATCGACGGATTCAATCAGATGAAAGACTACATCGAAGATGAGAGCCGTCTGGAGCACGGGAAGCGAATAATAACCGACAATGCAAAAGTAGCATCGCGTGAAATCACTCTCCAGTTCACCATAGAAGGAGACTCAGAAGGTGACTATCGGACAAAGAAGAAAGCCTTTCAGTCAGAACTGGAGAAGGGAGCCGTAAACATCAAAATCCCCGCTCTTGGGAGCGAAGTCTTCAAGCTGGTTTACCTGGGGAAAAGCATCTCTTACGGGTTAAGTATTGACAGGTGTTTCGGTAAGGTTTCAAGTAAGTTTTGCGAACCGAATCCCATGGACAGAAGCGAATAACAAACATTTCCTTTATTGTTTCAAATGGAAGTCCGGATTTTTAGGGCTTCCATTTGTTATTTATGAACTTTGGGGATATGATTGAAATTAAGGACATATCCGGAAAAACAAGGTTCTCTACCCCTATCAACAAAGGGGCGAAGGGAAAGTTTACACTGATGAAAGAGGACTACATCGTTCTCCCCTTTTCCGTGCCTGAACCTATATATTTTAAACTTGGTGACTATGTAGACCTTTCTGGGGTTCTGGATGATTCTCTGGGCGGATTACTTTCAAAAGTATATGAGGTAACTGACTTGCAGAAACCTTCTTTCAATGCTTCTACCGCTGGATATGATTATGAGCTGAAACTGGATGCTTACTACTGGAAGTGGAAAAACAAAATTTTCAAATACACTCCTGAACATGCTGGATATGAAGCGTCATGGTCTCTCACCGCAGCCCTTGATGTACAGCTTGGTGTGTTCTTACGTAACCTGAAAGCTTTGGGATATACCTATAAGGGAAAAGAATTCGTATTTGAAATAGATTCAACAGTAGAGAATAAGGCAGTTGCAATGACGTATGACAATATGAACCTGCTGGATGCCTTATTCTCAATGGCGGGTGAGGATAAGTGGAACTGTGATTGCTGGATAACGGACAACGTAATTCATTTTGGGCGAAACGAATTCGGTGATGCCGTCAAAATCGAGTTAGGGGTTGAAGCGTCTGCCATGACTCGCAGTGAGAGCAAAGGCACTTATGCCACCCGCATTTATGCATTCGGATCTACAAGAAACATACCTGAGAACTACCGTCCCATTGAAGAGCAGACGGTAGTAAACGGAGTTGTGCAAAGACGACTTATGCTTCCCGCTGGTACGCCATACATAGAT